CAGTATATCAAAGTGGTCATATTGGAGATACTGCAATCATAACTGCATCAGTTGGAGCAGGCGGAACACTTTCCTTTACTGTTGGTGCTGGAGGAACTGGATACACAAATCCACAAATATTTGTATCCGAACCTTCATATGAAAATTTAAATGTTGTTGGTGTATCTAGATTGGGAATTGGAACAACTACCACTACTGGAATTGGATTATTACTCACAGTTGATGTTGATGCTGGTATTACTTCCTCTATTGGAATTGGATCTACTTATTTTGGAGTATCGTCATTTAAAATTTCTAGACAAGGATACTCATTTAATCCTGGGGATGTATTTAAACCTGTTGGATTGGTTACTGATAGAAGGTTGGTATCTCCAATATCCGAATTTAAATTGACAGTTATTGATACATTCTCAGATTCCTTTGCGGCTTGGCAATTTGGTGAATTTGATTATATAGACTCAGTAAAAAATTATCAAGATGGAATAAGAACTAGATTCCCATTGTATTATAATTCGGAGTTACTTAGTTTTGAAAAATTAGAAAATTCTACATTAAATTTAAATAATTTATTATTAATTATTATTAATGGTATTATTCAAGAACCTGGAGTCTCATATCAATTTGAAGGAGGAACATCCTTTATATTTACTGCTGCACCAAAACCAGAAGATAAAATTGCAATATTCTTTTATAGAGGAACTAAGGGATCTGATAGTAAGATTGTTTTAGATGTACCCGAAACTATAAAAAGAGGTGATATTGTTCAAATATTTAAAAGAAATGATATAAAAGGAACAGTATCTCAAAATAAAAGAATAGTATTTGATTTAACCTATTCCGATAAATTTGAAACCAATTTGTATTCTGATCAAGGTGTGGATACGATTAATAATAAACCAATGAGTTGGACTAAACAGAAAAAGGATAGTTTTATTAATGGTGAAATAGTTTATAAATCTAGAGATTCTATTGAATCATTAGTTTATCCAACTGCAAAAATAATTAAAGATTTTTCAACTACTGATGGAGAGATTTTTGTTGATAATGCACTATTCTTTAATTATGAAGATGTGAACATAACATCTATAAAATTTGATGCTATAATTATTGACCCAGATTCTGTAAATACTGTTGGATTAACTACCAATTTCAAAAAAGAAGTTATAAAGAATATCTCTTCAGTCAAAGGTTCTTCGGGAATCATTACTGGTATAACTACAACATCTGGAATAGGCACTTCTTTAGCACTTAGATTTTATTTAAATTCTGTTGGAATGGCACTTACTCTTACTTCTGGTTATCCAATTTATATTTTTAATACAAGTATTGGAACAGGAGTTACTTCAATTTATACTTCAGATCCTTCAGTTGTTGGTGTTGGAAATACTTTCTTAGATAACATTTATAATATTAGTGCATATTCTTCCATTTCATCAAATGTTGGAATTATTACTTGCAATATAGTATCAACAACTTCTACAGTAGGTCTTACAACTTCTGGATCTATGGTTGGAAATTTCTCTTGGGGTAGAATGTCTGGATTTTCCAGATCTAGTTCGCCAATTTCAATAGGTGTTAGTGGAAAAACAGTTGATGTTGGATACGGATTATCAACTTTTTCAACAATTCAGAGAAGAAGCACTCCTGAGCAAGGTATTGGTATAAGGGGAACTGGATCATTACCCAAAAATGGATTATAAATATAGAAAAAACTAGTAATATGTCTGCAGTTGTAACAGATCAATTTAGAATTTTAAATGCAAGTAATTTTGTGGACTCTGTGTCAGATTCCACAAATGCATATTATGTTTTTCTTGGATTGACAAATCCCACACAAGTTGGATTTGGGAGAACTAGTGATTGGAATACTGATCCACCAACACCAGTTGATAATTTGGATTATCTATCCCATTACCATGATACTTCAATTTTTGGAAAAAGAATTGTAAACTCAAATATTAGAAGAATTATAAGAAACAATGAATGGATTTCCAACACAAAGTATGAAATGTATAGACATGATTATAGTATTTCAAATACAAGTCCATTAACTGATTCTAGTAGACTTTACGATGCAAATTATTATATTATTAATAGCGATTACAGAGTTTACATTTGTATTGATAATGGATCTTCAGGTATAAATCCATCGATTAATGGATCTTTAGATGAACCAAAATTTACAGATGCAGAACCGTCTTCAGCTGGAGAAAGTGGAGACGGTTATATTTGGAAATATCTTTTTACTATTTCACCATCAGATGTAATTAAATTTGATTCTACGGAATATATTGTTGTCCCTAATGATTGGAATTCAGATTTACTTGATGATGCGGAAATACTTCGCATTAAAGAAAATGGCGATTCTACTGCCAATAATAATCAAATTAAAAAAGTTTATATTGAAAATGGTGGAAATGGATATAGTACTAAAACTTGTAATATTCTTGGTGATGGTACAGGAGGTACAGTTTTAGTTGAAACTGAAAATAATGTGATAGTTTCAACCACTGTCGTTACTGGAGGTAGTGGATACACTTATGGTATAGTTGATTTGGGACCTATTCAACCTTCAACTATTACCACTCCTGCAAAACTTATACCAATTATTCCCCCCTCTAAAGGACATGGATATGACATTTATAAAGAATTGGGTACAGATAAAGTTTTAATTTATGCTAGATTTGATGATTCTACTAAGGATTTTCCAACAGACACTAGTTTTTCGCAAATTGGTATCTTAAAAAATCCAACTGTATATGGCAGTAATCAAATTTTTAAAGATAATCAATATTCATCACTATATTCGATAAAATTGTCTAGTGGAACTCCTACAATTGGACAAAAAATTACACAATCAATTTCTGGAGTTGGAACTGCAAGAGGATATGTTGCTTCTTATGATAGTGAAACTAAAGTTTTAAAATATTATCGAGATAGATCATTATTTTTTGGATCTACTGGTAATAGTGATCAAACAGATTATGATGATGTAAGTGACGATTCAAAAGTATTGTCATTTAGTTCATCTGGGGGATCTATTGACAATTTTTCTGGGTCTATTGATGCATCTTTTGGAAATCCTACTCCCACAAATAAAGTTACTGTAGGAAATAAAGTCATAGACTTAGGTGTTACTTTTACAAATGGATTGGCAAATCCCGAGATAAATAAATCATCGGGAGATATTATTTACATTGATAATAGACCTCTAGTTTCTAGAAGTTCACGACAAAAAGAAGACATTAAAATTATCCTGGAATTTTAAAGAAAAATGGCACAAAAAACAAATTTAAATGTTAGTCCATATTATGATGATTTTAATTCTGAGAAGAATTATTATAAAGTTTTATTTAATCCAGGGCGTCCAGTTCAAGCTAGAGAATTAACAACTTTTCAATCGATTCTTCAAAATCAAATAGAATCTTTTGGTAGTCATATGTTCAAAGAGGGATCTATGGTGATCCCAGGTAATATAGGATATGATGGTCAATATTACTCAGTAAAACTCAATCCTACTAGTTTTGGTATTGATGTTTCAGTATATATTAATTCTTTTGTAGGCAAAAAAATAACCGGACAATCTTCAGGAACAACTGCAATTATTCAGTATGTTGCATTGCCTGATGGAAATAATGTAACCGATTTAACAATATATGTAAAATACTTAGATTCTGATAATAATTTTAAATTTAATGCATTTGAAGATGGGGAATCTTTGTCTGCAAATGAAACTATAGTATATGGAAACACTACAATTAATTCTGGAACTCCTTTTGCATCATTAATATCAACAAATGCAACTTCTATAGGATCAGCAGTTTCAATTGCAAATGGTGTATATTTTGTTAGAGGATATTTTGCTAATGTCGAATCTGACACATTAATTCTCGACCATTATACAAATATACCATCATATAGAGTTGGTTTAAAAATTGATGAATTAATCATAACTTCTAAAGATGATTCATCATTATATGATAATGCAAAGGGGTTTACAAACTATGCAGCTCCTGGTGCAGATAGATTTAAGATTAATTTATCTCTAACCAAAAAACTTTTAACAGATACTAATGATACAGATTTTATTGAATTACTGAGAGTTCAAGATGGAAAGATTAAAAAAATTGAAACACAAACTCAATATTCTCTAATCAAAGATTATTTTGCACAAAGAACTTATGATGAATCTGGAGACTATTCAGTAA